CACTGAAACCAGCGAAGAGGAGCTGCGTTCTCAGACAGATACGATTAAGAAGCTCATTGAGTTTGCTAAGAAATATCAAGTAGCTGTAATTCTTGTTTGTCACCCTCGAAAGATGGACGCCGGAACCAATGTAGGTATCTATGATATCGCTGGAACCAGCAACATCGTGAACCTGGCACATCGGACTATTGGCCTGCGGCGAGTGACGGATGCGGAGCGTGAGAACGCTGCAAAATATTCTGAGAAGCGCCGCCAGTTGCTCAAATACGATGTGATCGTAACTATCGTCAAAGACCGTATGTTTGGCCGGCAGAATATCGACGTTGGCCTCTATTACGATCCCGCCTCCCGCCGTTTCTTCGGCGATATGGACGAGTACGACCGTCGTTTCTCTTGGGACAAGAAGGAGTACAAAGAGCCTTTGCCTCTCCCTCCTCAGCTGCTTGCTGAAGAGCGTGCCTCCGAAGATGAAGCATTTGGAGCGGTGAACGACAGAGAGGGCTAACTATGGTGGATTTCGGAGTATGTGACTGTGGCGGTAGCCTCATCCCTGTTTGGTTTACAGAAGAAGAGACAAAGGTTGCCAATGGCACTATGTATAAGACAGGCCGAGTTCGTAGGGCGTGTTCTCACCTTGTATGTGAGGATTGTCTGAAAAACTTTTGCGTTGACGATACCTTTGACGGGCCGTGGCACAATCGGAGGTGATCTTATTGAGCGGTAACTATACGGCATACCATGTCCATACTGAATTGTCGCTGTTAGACAGCGCGACGAAGTTTGAGGACTATATCGCTAAGGCTGTCGAGCTGGGGCAGACTGCCATTGCTTTTACGGAGCATGGTAACATCTATCAGTGGGTCGCCAAAAAGATGGCCTGTGATAAGGCCGGATTGAAATATCTGCATGGCTGCGAAGTCTATTTGACTGAAAAGCTGTTGCTTACCGATCCACGCACCGGAGAGCAGAATAAGGTACGCGATAACTACCACACCATCTTGATTGCCAAAAACTACACTGGTCTTCAGGAGATGAACGAGCTGATCAGCCGATCGAATCAGGGCGACCACTTTTACTACAAACCCCGTATCACGTTTGATGAGTTCCTTGGTATTTCCAGTAACGTCATCAAGATCAGTGCCTGCCTTGCTTCCCCGTTGAATCGCATGAGCATTACTCATCCTATGTATGAGCGGCTGCTGAAGCACTACGACTATCTGGAAATCCAAGCGCATGACCACCCGGAGCAGGTTGCCTACAATCGCCACTTGGCGGAAATGTCTCAGAAATACGGCATCCCGCTCATTGCAGGTACCGATACTCATAGCCTCAACAAATACAAGGCTGAGTGCCGAACGATCTTGCAGTTGTAAACACATCGAGTTTGCCGACGAAGATACGTTTGACCTTACCTATAAATCCTATGACGAGTTAGTAGCAATGTTCGCAACGCAGGACGCCTTACCGGAAGCGATGTATTTGGAGGCCATTGAGAACACCAACCGTATGGCCGACTCTGTAGAGCCGTTTGAGCTGGATATCTCGTTCAAGTATCCCATTCTCTATGGTGAACGCGATCGAGAGGTGCTTCATCAAGTTCTTGATGATAACCTACAAGCAAAGATCAAAGAGGGTGCTATCACTCCAGAGCAGATCGAGCCGTTCAAAGCGGCCATTGCTGAGGAATGCCGGGTCTTTGACAAAATTGAGATGTCCGGCTTCATGCTTTTCATGAGTGAATTGGTGACATGGTGTAAATCTCATGGTATCCCCATTGGTTTCAATCGTGGTTCCTGTGGTGGATCTCGTGTAGCTTATGTCACCAATACAACAGACCTCAATCCTGAGACATGGCATACAGTGTTCAGCCGCTTCTGTAACGAAGATCGTAAGGAGATTGGCGATATTGATATCGACGTGTCACCCTCCCAGCGCGATCTGGTTTATGACTACATCATCAACCGTTTTGGTCAGGAAAAGACCGCATTTATTCTGGCAATCGGCACTATCAAATCCAAAGGTTGTATTGATGAGATCTGCCGTGCTTTGGCACTGCGTTGGAATCGTGAACACCAACGGGACGAGAAAGAGTTCCGTAGAGTGATGGCACAGCTCAAAGATGAGAACGTGAAGATCGTTTTTGGAGATGCGCGAGACGGATTTAGCCTGTATTTCTTTGATGAGGCTGGCAATCTTCTTTTGCCCAGCCGCATGAAGGACATCCCCCGTGCCGAGCTGATCAAGCAGTTTTCCAAAGAGTACACAAAACTCAAAGAGGAAAACGAAAGGATCTTTGCTAAGAACCCCTGGGCTGGTAAGGCAAGTGCCAATATCAAAAAGGAGTTTGAGGCAGACGAGGCGGCGGCTCGGGAAAAGTATCCCGAAGTATTCTACTACTACGACGGGCTTCTTGACGTGGCGATCTCTCAGTCTATGCACCCTGCCGGTATTGTGGCAAGCCCTATTACCCTCCGAGATAACTACGGTACGTTCATCTCTGACGGTAAGGAAATCCTGCAGATTGACATGGAGTGTGTGCATGAGGTCAGTTTGGTCAAGTATGACATTCTCGGATTGAAAAACATCGAGATTATCAAAGACGCTTATGAGCTGCTGGGTAAGCCCTACCCGAAGTCTCACGAAATCAACTGGAACGATGAGGCTGTCTGGAAGGATATGCTGAGATCTCCCATTGGTATCTTCCAGTTTGAAGGAGAGTTCGCGTTCCAGATGCTTAGGCAGTACGAGCCGCACAGCATTTTCGACATGAGCCTTGTTACAGCGGCGCTTCGTCCTTCGGGCGCGTCGTACCGCGACGACCTTATGCAGCACAAGCCTCACAAGAACCCCTCTCCTATCATCGACGAACTTTTGGCAGATAACAATGGCTATCTTATTTACCAAGAGGACGTTATCAAGTTCCTACAGCAAATCTGCGGCTTCTCTGG